ATCTGGTAGACAACTCTTAACGATCAACCCTTGATTCAACAAAGCCGCTTAATTGCGGTTTTGTCGGTAGGATCATTAACAGGTATCAACCATGACACGTCGAACAGACTTCAGAGCAGCAGACACACCTTTATTGACTGGTTGATTGAATGTGAATGTATTGAACTGAACCCATGCAACTGCACCTGCATAAACCAATGAAGGGTTCATGATAGGTTGCATTGACGCATCCACTAAGTGTGGTTTCTGATCCACTTTAGCATTACCACTAATCTGGTGATAACCAGGTACATCAGCTGAAGGCTTGCAGAACAACTTACCTGTCGCTGGGAATCCAGACGGGAACCCGTTCGCCTTCTCTTGTTCCTGTAATGCCAAGATTGTAGCCAGTTGTGGATCGTTATCAGCAATCAACACTGTTACACCGTATTTCGGATCATCACCTTGCTGTACAGCACGTGGTTGAAACAGGTGAGGGAATGATAAAATACCTTTAACTTTAAATGCAGCCATGTTCTTTTTACTCCGTTTAGAAGAATGAAACTTCTTCATCATTTGATTTAACATCATCGAAAATCGATACATGCGATTGTACAACAGGTGTGTCACATTGTGCAACAACATCTTTAAACATTTCTTCAACTGTTGTTTCTTCACCATGCGCGACCTGAGTCAGCGTCATTTTTCCTGCAACAGTTGTTATGTATTTCTTCTCAATAGCAGTACGCTGTGCATCGGTCAGTTTGCTGTGCTTCAATGCTTGAGCAGGACTGATTAACTTACGTGGATAAATGTCATCTTTAGTCAGACGACGACCCTTCAGCATCTTCTCGATAGCTTCAGCATCTTCATTCCACTTATTAGTACTGCGACCAGGTTTCATTGCATAACCAGCAACAGCTTCACCGACTTCAATACGACGTTGAATCTCAGCTTCAAACTTATCGAATACAGCCATGATTCCAGCTTTAGCACTGGCGAATTCACTTAATTTGATACTGTCGATTGTAGTGACATCACCGACACCATTGTTGAACATCTCTTGCAGACTTGACCCGTCTGTTGCAATTACGTTACTCATGGAATTAACCACCTTAATACTTTGTTGACTTTCGACAGTACAATGACCGCCACGTTTCTGATTAGCCTTACACCATTGACAGTGTGTACCTGAATATAATGGTGCATCAGGATCGTCAGTATTATTTGCTGCGACTGCCAACCCATCTACGATACTCATTGCAGCAGACGGTAGGTAATCATGGTATCGAATCGGTGGATTAGTTTTAGGTTGTACGATGCTTGTACGATAACCATCAATCAAACCGTGGTGGTCATACTCTTTAGCTTTACCACCGAGATAACTTAAAAGCTGACTGTTGTCTTTAGCGTTCACCCATCCACGACCATCTTTGTAGTCACAAATTTCGATAAACTTAACAACACCATCTACACGAACAGTCATGGTGACATCGACAGTTCCCCACCAATCATCACGACCATAGAATGAACCAGGGTTAGAATGTGACTCAGCTTCAATGGTTATTACACCATTAGGATACTGAAGCATCAGCTCACCGTGGCGACGGTTTACATAATCCAGACACTGCTGAACACGTAATATACGATCATCGGATACCATCCAGCCATTAGGACTATCATGGTGATTCGGTGCAATTACGTGACCTAAATATGTTTCAGCACGCACACCATTAACCAGACACAGTTCAAGCAATTCATGACTACCTGTACCGTCTATGGCGGCTGCACCGGCTACATCTTCGTAACCGGCTTCTTCACGTACTGACCCAGGGCAGTGAACCCATCGGTGATTACTTGGACCTAAGCGTGCGTGCGCCATAACTTACGCCTTTACCAGTGCTTTAACAGCTGTAATCAATGCACCGCGTTGTTCAGCAGCAAGATCATTAATTGACTGAATGTTGAACTGTTTAGTCATTACTTCATCAATTAACTCACGACCACCGAGGCGTTTAAATTCCACAACCAATGCAGCATTCAGTTCTACCGGTGTCATGTCAGCAACTGGGGCAGCAGCAACTGGGGCAGCAGCAACTGATTCTACGAGTTGAGCCTTCTGAGTGTCATTACCACGTTTAGCAATGGTTTCGAGTGCAGTGGCGATACGTTCTAAAGTGTTTTCAATACTCATGGTTGTAGTTCCTTTTCTTCGTCAGTTGGTTTAATAGTCATTCGACCATCATTAAGTGCTAAGATCATTGAGCGAATCATTTCGCCATGACCTTTCTTCAATTTTCCACATTTACGTAGAAACTTCGATTTCACTTCACCGTTAATGCGTGCAGCAATGTGATCATCGAGTTGTTCATTATCAACGGCCATTACGACTCCAGTGATTGAATGTTAGTGAGATTTGAATCTTAGTATCTAGGTTTCACATTGTCAACACAATGTTTGACATTTAATATACGACTCTATAGCATCGTGGAAACTTTAAGGAGTTGATCATGGATAATTACAAGACATATCAAGTAAATGATGAAGTGTTCTGTAGCAGTTGTGCAAGAGTTTGGGGTGTAAATGAACCTAAACCTGAATGCAGTATTAGTGATCAGCACCGGTGTAAATCAATTAAAGAATATGAACGTGTAAAGGTAGGTCGTGAAATGATTAAGAAACTAAAAACCATTATGTCGTGATAGACTAATTGGCCTAGTAAAAAAGGCTGCACTGGTATCAGCAGTGCAGCGAAGGAACATTAACAGCAACAGTATAATGGTTATCTATGTCAACACCAAATAATACAGAATTTTTAAATGCCTTATTCGGTAGTGAAGCACCGTTCGTCCACGTTACTGACTTCGATTACGATCCAGGTGACATACCTGCTGACCGTCATCTATGGGCATGGAAGGGTGACTTCTTCAGTCGTTACAATATGCACGAAGGTACGAATCAATACTTCACCATCAGTAACTTCTTCGGTGATGAACAAGGTGTAGCACGTCGTCGTAAGGCTTTATATCGTCAAACACCGGTGATCGTGTTGGATGATGTAAAAGAAAAGTTATCAATGGAAGAAGTGTCAAAACTACCATCACCGAGTTGGATACTTGAAACATCACCGGGGTCAGAGCAGTGGGGATATATCTTAAACAAGCCATGTACGGACCGCGGAACTGTTGAAAACTTGCTTGATGGATTGGTTGCTAATGGTCTGGCACCTGAAGGTAAAGACCCGGGTATGAAAGGTGTCACCCGTTATGTTCGCTTACCTGATGGTTACAATACTAAAAAGAAGAAGATGGTTGATGGTAAACCGTTCAAGTGTCAGATCACACTGTGGGAACCGTTCAATACTGTAACCATTGAAGACCTTGCTAAACCATTTCATGTAAACCTATCGGCACCGCGGCGTGAGTCACGTGTCGATGGTGCTGCTGACATTGCTGATCACCCGCTGGTGAACATACCTGATGTTATCCATGTCAAGGAAATTCGTTCAGCTGGTCGATTCGACATCACTTGTCCGTGGGTAGCTGATCATACAGGCGGTGAAGACAACGGTGCTGCTGTATTCACTAACTCTGATAATACAATCGGTTTCAAGTGTCATCATGGTAACTGTCAAGGTCATACTGGTAAGCATCTACTCGCTTATATTGAGAAGGAAGTACCAGGGTTCGGTAATCAGTTTGCTGAATGGAAAGTCATGCAGTCGTTCATGCAGGTAGCTGAACCGTCTTTTATGGATCCACCTGTGGCTGAAGCTGTACCGGTACAACCAACTGCTGAACCAAACTTTATGGCTGCACCTGCTGCACCTGCTGCACCTGCTGCACCTGCTGCACCTGCTGCACCTGCTCAAGCGGTTCAACCCACTAAGTCAGCATTCGATACGATCATTGGTCAACTGCGTCAGCATCCACCGACATCTCAAGAAGCACGTACACTGGCATCAACCATGCTTCAGGCTGTTGAAGAACTGTCTGCGATGGATAAGGTGCACTGGCATACTGAAGTCTGTGATGTTATGCGATGGACTAAACCTGAATTCAAGGAAATATTAAAAGACTTACGCAGTATGTGGTATGTACAGTCTAAAGCTGAAGTAAACTTCTTCGATGAAGTGGTCTACATCGGTGAACTGAATCAATTCTTCGACCGTAAAAAGAACATATTCTACAGTGCTGAAGCGTATCAGAACGCATACGCTCACTTAGATTCTGAAGCACGTAAAGAGGCATTACAGGGTGGTCGAGTCACTAAGGTGGACAAGCTTGACTACGCACCGAAGAAGGCACCGGTATTCGAAGAACGCGGTATTATCTATGGCAATTCATGGTCATCTCATAATGAAGTGATGGGTGTACCGGGCGATGTATCACCATGGTTGAATCACTTTGATGCGTTAGGTTGGGGTGAGAACCGTGAACACATTCTACAATGGATGGCTTATACCATTCGTTATCCTGAATATAAAATCAATCACATGATTATAATGGGTAGTGGTGAAGGTTGTGGTAAGGATTGGCTACTCACACCGTTAGCTGTAGCGATGGAAGGCAACAGTGAGTCCATTAGCGGTGAAGAATTACTCGAGTCATTCAATGACTATCTACTGGGTATCAAGTATCTGAACATCAATGAAACTGAATTAGGGGATCGTAAAGAAGCCCGGGCTGTGTCTGCTAAACTTAAACCATTGGCAGCTGCACCACCGACTAAATTACGTGTGAACCCTAAAGGCGTTAAGGCTATCTCAGTACGCAATATAGTGAACTGTGCTATGACGACTAACAGTCAGTTACCTATCCAGCTGAACGGTCCTTCACGTCGATTCTATGCGCTGTGGTCAGACTTGAACCCACGTGATGAAATGGATCAGATGTTGCCTGAATGGGTTGAATACTGGAATCAATGCTGGGAATGGATGAACAACGGTGGAGCTCAAGCGGTGATCTACTATCTGCGTAATGTTGTGGACCTATCATCATTCAATCCACAATCGGCACCACCGGTAACACAGTTCTTACGAGACATTCGTGAATCATCTAAGTCACCGTCAGAACAGACTATCGACGCATTCATTGAGAACCGTATTGGGGTCTTTAAATCAGACATAATGACTGCTAACGATATTAGTAACACATTACGTGCTGGATCGATGGTTGCACCGACGCTGATGTACTGTGAAGAACGTATCTTCACACCGGTTATGGTGGGTCGCATCATGAAGGCCATGACGAACGTGGTTCAGATGCGTGCAAGCAGTCCCAACAAAACAGGTCATCGTTTATGGGTGGTCCGTAATCTTAGTAAATATTCACAAATGGGTGGTGCAGAACTGTATCGTGAATACGAACGTCAGTTGCAAGTTACACGTGCCAGTTCAGGCTTACAGATTGTTAATGAAGGAGCAGTATCATGAGTACTAAAACAGGTTTAGGTTATTCGCCAATTACACACCGCATATACTGGGGTCGTCAGAACGTGAAGACAGGTGTATGGGTTGGTGACAACAAGAAGGATATTACAAGTGATTTCCTACAAGTGATGGAGCATAAATTCCCAATAAACACTTCTCAAAACGTAAGTATTAACGGTGAGAATAAATATCGAGTGATTGTTGTCGATATGGATAAAGAAGTCATTGTGGATGGTAAACCGTTACCCAATGATTAATCAGCAGACATAAGAAAGGGAACCAATGGTTCCCTTATTTTTTACCTGATATTAAGTTAGATCATCTTGATGGGTACATCTGCATTCCGTTCTTCCTGGCTAGACACATCGTACTTCTGATACTGCTTGATGTCGTATCGAAGTATTCAGCGATTAGCTTAGGTTTAAGACCGTATTCAGCGAATTCAAACATCATTGCTACATCTTCAGTGTAGAATCTTCTAATTATCGACTTTAAGTTCTGACTTCTATCGTAAGATGAAGGTACACCTAATTCCTTCATCTTATGTTTAACCGAATGACGACTTCTACCGGTGTACTTCATAGCAGCCTGAAGACCCTCATTCTTGTAGATAGTCGCACAGACTCTCTGTTCAACACCGGCCCATGACTTCATACAGCATACTCATGACCATGGTATAACGCATCACTTTGACAGATAGCAATTACCTGAAGTTTCAGGTCTTCAAGCGATGTGTGGTTATCAATCACAATATCAGCATCATCAATCGTCAGAGACATTGACTCAGCTGATTCCTGTGGTAGTCGTTCACTAGCATCAACCCATATAACATAGTCGAACACACCTTCACGACGACATGCTTCAAATTCTTCACGATGTCGCATACCACAGTAAATGTCATTCTCTTGAATGATTTCACGTGCAAGTCGTGCAGGATCGTAACCATTGTATGACCGAATCAGGTTGTACCATTCACGACGATGGTTCACACGATCCTGATAGCATTCTTCCAACGACTTATACCCGTACATCGGTGCAAGCACAGGATACACTGCTACTTCATTCGCAAAGTCACTGGATGATCTGAACTTCAGGTCCAATAAATCCACCAGCAACTCACACAGTGTCCTTACCATGTTGAGCATGACCAATTACTAACAACTTCATTTACACACCTTTAACCAGGTTTCATTATGCAGATAAATCTGTCGAGCGGTGTCATCACTCAACAGATCAGTTGACTCAATGTATATGGGTTGAACCCACTGACATTCATTTACGGGTCCACCGGTCGCGCAACCCTGCACGAATATCACGGTTAGACTGAGTATTAACGTCACGAATAACTTCATTACTTGCCTGCCTTACTTTATTGACTTTAAGCTGCTCATTCATCTCAGCAACACGTTCACCGGCTTTGCGACCGTAACCATAAATACCGATTACAGCAGCCAGCACTGACACGATCATCAGTGCATACATCTTCAGCTTAAACATAAGCGTTCCTCACAGCAGTGACTATCGGCTTGGTGAATATCCTGTCATATTCACCGCGGTTACACTCGATCATCCACTGCATGTACTTACGGATGAACTGAGTCTTATCAGCACGTCTACCGCCAATCAGTATACGGTTAGCATCCATCTGATTAATCATCGAACTTCCTTATTAGCATCATCGATACGCGCCCACACAGTAATACCGATACTGATCATGGTGATACCCAGTAAGACGTATTGAGCAACATCTACATAAGGCACCAATGGTTCAATCATACTACCAGCACCTTCTAACAACAGCGTTAAACTGGTGGTTGCTGATGCAGTGCTGGCGGCTTTAATGGTGCGTGACTTGCTTAACGGCTTCACTGGTACATCGATACCGGCTAAACGTAAACCCTGGTTGATCGTCGCGTCATCATAAGGTTGAACGCCATTCTCGAAGTGGATGATAGATTTAACCAGGTTGAACATAGTGTCGTACTCATACACATCAATGTACGAAGTCAGACCTTTATTCAGAACGACTGCAATATGGTGTGCATACTTGTCAGTTGGGTTCTCATGTGGTGGTGCCCACCGGTTAATGATGTCCTGAATGCTATCAATCGGTGAACCATCTTTAGCACGACGTTTATCTTGATACGTGATCAGGATACGAGCTATTGCACGAATTCCCCATTTAGCATGATCAAACTGAACGAATCGTTCATCGTTAGTCTGATCATCTGACATACCCTGCCACCGTGTAGCAGTGCGTTCGATGTTACCAGGGTTCTTGTTGCGTATTCCACGTGTCATAGAAGTAGTCATCCGTTGTAGGGTGGTTAATGGTAGTCGGTGTCTCAGTTAGTTGAATGATCTCACATTCTTCAATGCTTTCTTGACCAGTTGCTACCTGACATTCACCGTTATGGTTCGAGTTACATGTACGACATTCAATGCTTTCATACAGGTAGTAGGACTCGACCCACTCACTACCTGTACACTTACCACTTGTTAATCGGTGTGGGAAGTCATAAGCACTGCAACGACACACACGATTAATTCTCACTTGTCGATCCTCACAATAATCATGGTTTCAATACTATCATCGTCCATGACACATGACGTGTTAAAATAAAGTCTATCACCTTTCACATAGTTCAGATCAATCGAGCAAATACTACCTTTACGTCCGTCGTCGAACGGTAACATTTCACCCAGCTTAACAGGACAATGGTTCTCAACAATACTGTTACGCATCTGGTGAAGATCACGACGTGCTTTAGACAGTTCAACCTTAGCACTACGACAAGCTTCATTGAGTCGTTCAAGTTCATTGATCAGCTTCATCCTGTCACCAGTTGATCAGCATACTTATTTAATGCTGTGTGACTGACCATAGTCTCACCAGCTTCATTGCCTTCATTGCCTTCAACTGATCCATCGTAAGTGATGGATCATTACATTCGTTCCACACTTTAGCAGCCTTTTCACGACTTTCACCGGGCGCATCATAAGCAGTGTTTCCACAATTGGTACAGTGAAAACGGTTGTATTCAGCATCGTAAGCAGTGTTACCTGATCCACATTCTTTACACATTTCTAGGTTCATCATTGATTCCTCATTAAGATGTGCAGCCACAATAGCACATGTTACACAATGTGCAACAATTTAATTACATCTTGATTGTTCCACCAGTGTTACTAATAACTGTCGTGGTTCGCGTCAATTGGTTGTACAGATGATTTAAATTTCACCTGCCAAATATCTGTACGAACTTTTGTGATTTCTCAGAACATGTGACGAACGGTGTCAATTGTACGAATTGTGATCAAATGTCGCAGGAAATGGCGGTGAAATGAAGCAGTGTTGTGAATGGTGGCGGTGAGCGGTGTTTTTCGGTAAAAAGTTCGTACAGATCGTACAGTGAATGTACAGATGTCTCTGTACGTTCCTAAAGCCCCGTATTCCGTGGCCTGTAGAGCATTCATGTTCAAATCGGCCAAAATCGTCTGTACGATACTTTAGCCAGCATTCACGTGGCCTGTAGGGGAGTTCGTACAGATAAACGTCTTTTTTAGTATGTTGCTAGATAAGAATGAAGCATACCTTCAATTTCTAACTCTAACGGTGTTTGAGAGCAATCTGTCTGTACATCTGTACGAATGCGTTTCAGCACAGTTATTAATACCATTATTAGAACAGTACGGTGGGTTCGACATTGACGACGACTGGTGTAAACTGTTGTCAAACATTTAATGAAGCTGGTCACATGCGTAGACGATACCTAACAACAGATATGATCGATGTGGATATATCACCGAAGCATTTATCATTCGCCATTGAATACAGTAAAGACTTCAATGCTCGACGTGCTGCTGTTGTATCAGGTTATGAAGCTGATACAGGATACTCGCTGTCACAGCGTGAAGATGTGCAGCAGTGCCTGGCTGTCATGATTAACAACAGACTTGAGTCATCACACATTGATGCTGAGTGGGTTCTGATGGAAGCGGTGGACAATCACCTGCTAGCACGTCAGGACGGTAACATCACTGCATCTAACACTGCATTAGGGTTAATCGCTAAACATACAATGGTGGACGCTCTGGCAAGCGATAAGCTGAATCTGAACGAACAAGGGGATAAGATGGTGATGGAACGTCTAATGCGTGCACGTAAGCGTAGGAA